TTTCTACTGCCGCAGGTGTCACGATCATTCTTGTAGACTGTAAAGGTTCTCCGTCAATTGCGATTGCAAGAGAAATAGCTTCCACCGTTCCACCGGTTGGGATCTGGATATTTCCACTATAAGATACAAGAAATCTGGCTTTGCACTGGCTTGTGATTCCTCTTAATTTAACTACTCCGCTTCCCTGTCTGTGAACGATACATTTTGTTCCGCAAACCGGTGTCTCAGTAAATGCGACATCTTCTCCTTGCAGGACAGTCTGTAAAGCATTGGCTGTAAATTCTGACATAATATTTTCCTCTCTTTCAAAAATATAAGGGCAAACATTGAAGTCTGCCCTTTGTGTTTAAGTAATACTGCTATGCAGACATAATCTTGTCGATTAAGATACTTTAATTATTCAGTTGTCTAACATCCGCATCCATTGTTACAACCGCATCCATACGGAATGTATGTGTTCGGGTTTGGCACCTGGTATGCCGGAATTGGTGATGGATTAACAGCGTTGATAATATGATTTGTCTGTGCTGTCATAGCGGTAGTCAAAAGTGCGTTCTGTCTATCCTGTGATGCTGCAAGTCTCAAATCATTATTTTCTGCCTGCAACGTTGCGATCTTATCCTGGCATAAGTAGTCAAGTATCGCTCTTGTTCCGGCATTCTGGCTGTCGATAATATCTCTCGTGTTGTTGTTCATGGTGTTCTGTAATGCGCAAGTGTTCTGCGCCATGTTGAAGTTTACACCCTGGATAGCTTCACGAGTTTCGCAGCAACAATTTGCAAGCTGAGACTGAATAGCATTTGCATTCTGCATTCCTGCTACTGTGTCCGCATTAATTGCCTGCTGAATGGTGTTAAATCCTGTCAGCATTCCGTTGTTTACTGCATAAAAGCCATCACAAAGACCATTTGTAATGCCATCAAGTTTACTTATGACTGCTGAATTGTCAAATCCTCTCTGGATATCAGCCTGTGTAGCCGCAGTTGCGGTATAACCGCCACCACCATTACCACCGAATCCATAACCGCCCCATCCACCGAATAAGGCAAAGAGAATAATGAGAACCCACCAACCACCATCGCCCCATGCACCATCATTACGGTTTCCACCAGTAACGGCGGCAATGTCCGCTAAACTTGGAGATGAATTAAACATATGTGTTCCTCCTAATAAAATTTATTTATACATAATCTTGCAAGAATAGTATCAATGTTTAAACTGGCTCATGATTTCTTCCGGGTTTAGACCTTTTTCTTTGCACAAATTTCTGGCAAGCTGTTCCAGACCTTTACTGTCTCCACGGTTCATCATGTCGAATGTATTTTTCATGATCGGATTATTTGAAAATTGAGAGTTGCTCATCATTTGACTTAATATCATCTTAGGGTTTCCACCGCACTGGATCATCTGCATTAAATTCATTCAGAATCGCTCTCTTTCTTTGCTCTGGTAGTCCTTTGGGACTGAGTTATTTTAGCTTCTATCTGGTCTAATCGCTCCATTATCGGGGCAAACAATGTTGCCGTGTCTTCTTTCGGTAATTCGTTCTGCTTTCCGTCTAACTGCGGTTTATATGTCACTGTCTGAATAAGCCCATTAGCACTCCACGATTTTATATAAACTTCTGATCCATCTGCTTTCGGGAAAATGGCAAATGGTGCATTCATAGGAACGTCATTCGCTGTGACTTCCTCAACAGAATTAACCATTCTTCCACAAAGTCCAGCTTGTTGCGGAATTATCTGTTGTGGGAATTGCTGTTGAATCTGCTGTGGCTGTTGATATTGAGGATAAGAATACTGGTTATATCTCTGATACTCGTACATAATAAACCTCTCTTTCTATCTTAATTTTATTATTAACAACACAATTGAACCACCCCAGCAAAACCTCATTAAAAGGACACAAAAAAGACACCCTTAACGGATGCCTTTAATGAGGAGAAAGTTATGTGAAATGTTGTCCAGTTACCTTAAGAATTTTATGTTGCATTTTGACGTTAATACGTCCGGCTGTCTTAGTCGAAATATGCATAATTTCTGCACATTCTTCTAGCGACTTTTCTTTCTTCCGTAAATCAAAGAGCGTTTCTTCTGTCGGTGTGAAATCACACAATTCTTTTATATGCTCTTTTTCTTCTTTGGTAAAGCACGTAACAATGTTTTTCATTTGCTTTACCTCATTTGGGGGAGTTTCCGGCTATGACGGTGAGTTGTTATCTCGCTTGAGTTCCACTGCATTAATTAAAGAAAGGTGGATAACCAAGTATGTATGGTTAACACATTATTATAATAACATATTATTCCATTTTCGTTGTACCATTTTTTTCGATTTTATTTTTATAAGCCGTTGCTCGTCCATTTGCAATCGCAGACTGTTTTTTACTAAATCCAGAAACCTTCGTTCTATCGCCTTGCAATTGAAGATCGTTATTCTTACAGAATGATTGAAGCCTTTTATTCTGCATTCGCAGTTTATATGCCAGTTTATCATATTGAGGTTGCAAGATCTCTTTTACATCTGTTTCGGCAATCATATCAAGTTCCTGTTTCTTGGTCATAATTTCACGCTTTGTTTTACGAATTTCTCTTTCAAGGAATCTCTGCTTCTGCTGCAAATCATAAAGTTTTTGACTTTCATCTGCATTTATATTCACATTTCCGTTTTCATCAAGGTACTTATTTACCATGCCTTTTCGCCACGGTCCATGTGAATGTCTACAGTTGTATCCGTGAAGTCCTAAGAGATTTACAACAGTTCCCGTTCCGGTTTTAGGGTCTATTGTATAACCTGTACTTTCAAGAAGATTCGGAAATCCTGGTTCGCTCCCGATTATTTTATATGCCTTGCCTTGCCAGTGATTGTGAGATGGAATCCCTGTTGGATTCTTTTTATCATATCTGGCACCCGGATGTGCTGATACTAGAACATACTCTATTTTATTTTGTACAATATAAATGTTCGTCACCTGTGCCGCAGTCTGATTCATAGATGTGACGATGCAACACCTCACTGCCGCTTCAAGAGAACGCTTCGTTCCAGCAGGGTATTCTACCATAACACCAGATTCTGCATATCTATCCAGAATTTCACAGACTGCACTGCTGTAAGATTGCATTCCAGATGCAACTCTATAATCAACCTCATTCAGCATATTGAGCAAGTCTTTCTGTGTCTGGTTAATGGTTGTTTTTGTCAAATTATCAAGTTCACCGGATGTCTTTATTAACTCTGCATTCATTGCCAGAATTGCCATATTATTTTTTAGCGGAGATATAATATCAGATGCTGATATCTGCGTCAAGACTTCCTTATCATCTGAGAATGATGTCATAACGCTATCCCTTAATAATCTGCGAACCTCATTTCTTGATTTTCCAGACATTTCAGATATTCTTTTTACAATCTCTGTGTTATGCAGTCCCATCTGTTGGAGTTTCCACAATTCTCGGTCGGCAGTTCCTGACAATTCACCGGATTTTATCAGACGCATAGAAATATCCTTTATAATCCAATCTTCCAATTCCTGATACATCTCAACCAGTTTATCAGTTTTTCCGTAAAAGTAATCCGGTTTAAGCATTATCCTTTCCCAACCTCTCTTTTAACAAGATCAATCCACTGCTTACCGTGATTTTCTTTTGCAGTTTCAAACCATCGTTTACCTGTTCCCGGTGTGTGATATTTTAATTCTGTTCCTGTCGGATACTTCTTTTCTCCACGATTCGCCCATGATCTACCGTCCGCAGTCAGATAAAGCTCGCCAACATACTGATAATGCGCATATGGTGTATCGACTGTAATTAATCCGGGTTCTTTTATCTGCGTCTTATTTCTCAAATCGCCCTGCTGCATAGGTGTGTATTTTCTCATGTCGTTTACAACCTGCTCATCAAGGACATTCTGCGCATTTCTTAAATTTTCATCTATTCGCTTAGTATCAAGCTTAATATTAAAGCTTCCAATGACTTTATTATATTTCATATTAACGCATCCATTTCTATCACTTTTCTAAATAAAACTTAATCGTCTCTATCGCAGTCTTTTTCTGAAGCTTTACTTGAACCATCTCCGGCGGTTCAGGTTCAGGGATAATATATCCACCTTTTAAAATACCATTTTTAGAAAGCTTCGGTATTCCTTGAATTGTTTTACTCTTCTCCAAACAGACCACCACTGTTCCTTTCCGCATCTTCCTGCGCTCTCTCTGCAAACATGGCATCTACTTCATCATCATTGAATCCCTCGTATTCCTTAAGGTATTTACGCTTAGAATAAATACCTTGAATCATTAAATTATATGCTCTTGATCTGTCCTGTTCGAAGCTCGCAAGCAAATCTTTAAAATAAAATATATCTTCGTCCGGTACATCATC